CACTGGAGAGGGCTGTGAACAGATACCGACAGAGATCTTCAAACGCCGTGGAGGAATCATACGCTTTCCTAGAACTGAAGAAAGACCAGAATTCATACATACTTCCAGACGAGGTGATCAACGTGAGAAACCTCAACAGGAGGACAGTGGGTTCCAGGACCGAAGGTGGTGAGGGTGGTACACTGTTCGAACCATTCAACTTGGCATATACAAACACCTATCTATTGAGGGCAGGCGCAACTGGAGGACTTGCCACGTATTACGCTTTTGCAAGTTATCAAGAACTCGTTGGTAAGATGTTTGGAAGTTTCATACAGTTCCATTTTGACGTGGCGACTAAAAAATTGACTATAACACAAAGACCTAGGGCCGACAACGAGACCGTGCTGATGCACACTGACAACTACAGACCGGACATCACATTGTTTAAGGACATCTATGCCAAGCCGTGGATCAGAGATTACACGCTGTCGGTGTGTAAAGTGATGTTGGGCGAGGCCAGAGGCAAGTTCAACACTATAGCAGGACCCCAAGGTGGCACAACTTTGAATGGTGCGGAACTGAAACAACAGGGACTGGCAGAAATGGAAAAATTAGACCAAGAAATTGGTAACTTCCAAGAAGGTGGAACACCACACAGTTTTGTTATTGGTTAATTGACCACAAACTCCATTTAAATACCGTGCATGAAAGATTCCCGTTACAAAAAATACTCTGACCTCTCACTGGAAGAACTGGAAAGTTTGGTAGAGGAATTGGAAACAATGAGTATAAAAGCGTTGAAAGAACGCAAAAAAACTTTGAGGACATCCATATTGCGATCAGTGAGAAAAGCAATAAAAGAGATTGAAAAACGTCTCAAAAAATAGTATAATCATAAAATGATTATTGGAATTGTAGGACTGATAGGATCAGGCAAGGACACTCTTGCAAATCATTTAGTTAATTTTCATGGTTTCAAACGAGATAGTTTTGCTAAAAGTTTAAAGGATGCTGTTGCCGCCATGTTTAATTGGAATAGGAAAATGCTTGAAGGAAACACACCTGAGAGCAGGAAATGGCGAGAACAACCAGATATTTTTTGGAGTGAAAAATTTGGCAGGAGTATCACACCAAGATGGGTATTGCAATATTTTGGCACTGAAGTCATGCGTGGAAACATGTATGATGCAATTTGGGTCGATAGTTGTCTCGGAAGATACAATGGAGAAAACACGGTTATTTCAGACACTAGATTTCCCAACGAAATATCTGCTATTCGAAACAGAGGTGGCAAAATACTTCGTGTGAAAAAAGGTCCGGATCCGGAATGGTTTACAAATTATATAGAAGGAAACATAGAACCAAAAAATGTTCATTCTTCGGAATACGTATGGGCTAAAAGTGAATTTGATTACGAAATTGAAAACAATGGCACTAAAGAAGATTTATTTGAAAAAATTGACGAATTAATCATCGGCCACCAAATCTCCCATACGCCATCCAAGTCTACGCACACCGCTTAAACGCTGGCAATTTGCACACACAGTTTTAAGATTACTTTCTGTTGTATTTTTGAGATTTCCATCCACAAAAAGCACATCTAATTGAACCTGGTGCTGGGCCTTAAATCCACAAATCTCACATTTAAGTTTCTTTTTGTATCCGGATCTTTGAAGGGCAGTAATACCACCAATCTTTTTTTTAGCATGTTTGCGATTACAGGTATCGCACAATCTACGCCAGTAAATTTTGTCGTTTTTCCTATATGCATAGGCCCTGGGATTTGACTTGCATTCCACACACAACGGTCTAATAGTTTTGTTCATACGTGCTATTTAAGTCGCCTATATAGGCACCAAAAATTGGTAAGTTTTGTCGTAAAATCCATACGATTGAATAAATACTTTCAGTAATACGTAAAACTTGCAAGGAGACAACGTAAAATGGCTTTAACATCACCAGGAGTAGAGGTAAGTGTAATAAACGAGAGTTTTTATGTACCATCGGATGCGGGTTCAACACCTCTTTTTATAGTAGCATCTAGTCAAAACAAAAGCAACGGAGCAGGATCAGGCATAGCGCCGGGAACAACAACTGCGAACGCCAATACTGCTTATTTGATTTCATCACAAAGAGAATTAACAGAAACATTCGGAGATCCAAAATTCTATACAGATGCTTCGGGCAACCCAATTCATGGTTATGAATTGAACGAATGGGGATTACAAGCGGCTTATTCTTTTTTAGGGATAGCCAACAGAGCATACGTACTGAGAGCGAACGTAGACACTTCAGACCTGATCGGAAGTGCATCGGCTCCTACAGCGGAACCGACAGATGGCACATATTGGTTTGACCTTGCATCAAGTTTATATGGAATATTCGAGTGGAGCCAAACAGATCAAAAATTTACGGTTCAAACACCAACGTTGATCACAGCAGTTACTGACTTAGAGAATGACTCATCAACAGGTGCTCCTAAAACATCAATTGGAACACCAGGTGATTATGCTATCAACACAACACATGTTTCAAACAAGATCTACAAGAAAACTTCAAGCAACACTTGGGTACAATTGGGATCAAGTGCTTGGCACTTATCTTTACCTGTAGTTACAGTGGCCTCAGGAACAGCAGTGGTATCAGGACAGAACATGAGTGTAAATGGAGTCACAGTACAACCGGCAGGCACTGGTTTATCAGATGTAGCGACGGCATTCACTAATGCTAATGTTCCAGGTGTATCAGCGAGCGTTAATGCTACAACAGGAAACTTAGAAATATTCCATAACGGTTTAGGCTTTGGAGATTCCGTAGCAGGTTTTAACACAATAAGTTTCGAAGAAGGCACAGGAACACTTGCTTCATTAGGTATAACAGCAGGAACCAAACAAGGTGTTAAATTCTATCAAAACAAACATACAAACAGACCTACATGGAAGACAGCAGAAGAAGACAGACCAAACGGTTCAGTATGGTTCAAGACGACTTCTGCAAATTCAGGTGCAAACATTGTTGCTAAACTTTACAGTTCGGCAACTGCATCATTCAATTCTGTAGATGCACCACTTTACGCAACTAACCACCAAGCAATCTACAACTTAGATCCAGCCAACGGTGGAACAGCATTAAGCGTTGGTACATTATACACACAATTCAATATCACGGAACAAAGTGTAGATGGACAAAGCGATAGCACAACAAACGTTGGGGACTTCCAGATCTTCAGATACGAAGGTGGTGAGACTATTATAAGTTCTAAGACCACACATCCAACGTTCACGCACAACGAGACATTCACTGTAAGAGAATCTGTGAAGAACCAAGAAGAGTTGGCGGCGGCACAGACAGTCACAATCGAATCAAGCGATGGATCAACACTGGCCGACAAGGAAGACTTCGTGTCAGCCTTTAACGGAAAAGGTTTTATTAACCTGGAAGCATCTATAATCACATCAGGTGAGTACACAGGTGCCATACAGATCAAACACAAACTGGGTGGCGACTTCAGGATGAACAACACTTCAGGAACTCCGCTAGATGACGCAGGTTTTGGTACCGGTGACGCTCATACATATGGTGGATATGAGGCAAATTCAAGCACATTGATCGATAACTTGTATGTTACTCCAACAGGTGATTCAGAAGATTCAACTGTGGGGAACGAGGTTATGGCAAGTAATTGGAAGAGATTAAGTTACTCTGCTTCAGTAAGTGCTCCAACAAACGAACCGGCAGACGGCACACTTTGGTATGACACTTCAATTGACGAAGCAGACATCATGGTACACAACGGAACAACATGGGTTGGATACCTAAATCACTACGCTTCAACAGATCCAGAAGGACCACAGTTCAGTGCTTCAGCACCGACCACACAGTCAGATGGTACGGCACTTGTAACCAACGACTTATGGATTGACACAAGCGATCTTGAGAACTATCCAAAACTTTACAGATATAACACATCAGCAACTTTAAGTTCAACTAACACAGCAAACCAGGTGTCGGTCACCACATCGGGTGCGGCGTGGGAATTGATCGACAAGGCAGATCAAACCACAGAAGACGGTGTTGTTTTTGCTGACGCTAGATGGCATACTTCAACCGAGAGAAGTGCCAACAACAGCACACAGGCTGGCACACCATCAAGCATCAAAAATCTTTTAAGTGATGACTTTTTAGACCCAGACGCTCCTGATCCAGTATTATATCCACAAGATATATTGTTATGGAATACTAGAAGAAGTGGTTACAATGTTAAGGAATATAAAAATTCTTATATCACAACAACAAAATATCCAAGTTCAAATTCATCTGGATTGGGGAATATCAGATATAACAACGAGTCAGTTGCAGGTTATTATAAAGACAGATGGGTTACTAAATCAAGTAATAATGCGGATGGTTCAGGAACTTTTGGAAGAAAAGCACAAAGACAAGTTATTGTGCAACAATTAAAATCTGAGATCGACACCAACCAAGCAATCAGAGAAGACCAAAGAGGTTACAACGTGATCGCTTGTCCTGGTTACCCAGAATTAATTTCAAACATGATAAACTTGAACACAGACCGTAACAACACAGCATTTATTGTTGGCGACACTCCATTAAGATTGACAGGGACATCGACCGAGATACAAAACTGGGCGAACAACTCAGCAGGTGTCACAGACAACGGCGAAGACGGACTTGTTAGCTCAAGTGATTACTTGGGTGTGTTTTATCCATCAGGATTGACCACCGACAACACAGGCAAACAAATTGTAGTTCCGGCATCACACATGATCACAAGAGTATTAGCAAACAACGACAACGTGGCATTCCCATGGTTCGCACCGGCAGGAACTAGACGTGGTATTGTTGATAATGCCACTGCGGTTGGATACATAAACTCAACTTCGGGAGAATTCCAAACAATATCTGTTACGGAGTCAGTGAGAGATTCTATGCATGAAGTTAAAGTAAATCCAATTACTTTCTTCTCAGGAGCAGGGATCGTAAACTTTGGTAACTTGACAAAAACATCGGCGAGTTCGGCATTAGATAGAATCAACGTTTCAAGATTGGCAGTATATCTAAGATCACAATTAGATGCAATCGCTAAACCATTTATCTTTGAACCAAACGATGAGTTGACAAGAAACGAGATCAAACAAGCAATCGAATCATTCATGTTAGAACTCGTTGGTCAGAGAGCATTGTATGATTTCCTAGTAGTTTGCGATGACACGAATAACACACCTACAAGGATCGATAGAAATGAACTTTATGTGGATATCGCAATCGAACCGGTGAAATCAGTTGAGTTCATCTACATACCGTTGAGAATCAAAAACACAGGAGAAATTGCAAAATTGGGGAACTAATTTTGAATAAATAGGAGAAACAGATGGCAATATCAACTTTATCAAAATTTACAGTACCACTAGCAAACGACCAAAGTAGTGCATCACAAGGCTTATTGATGCCTAAACTACAATATCGTTTTAGAGCGATCCTGGAGAATTTTGGAGTATCAACACCAAGATCAGAACTAACAAAACAAGTTATGGACATCACAAGACCTAACTTGACTTTTGACAACGTTACACTAGACGTGTACAACTCAAGAGTATATGTAGCAGGTAAACACACCTGGGAACCAATTACTATTACTTTGAGAGATGATGTCAACAACTCAGTCACTAAATTAGTTGGTGAGCAGATTCAGAAACAATTTGACTTCTTCGAACAGTCAAGTGCGGCATCGGGTATTGATTACAAATTTGTCGCAAGAATCGAGATGTTAGACGGTGGTAACGGAGCAAGTACACCAAATGTGTTAGAAACATTTGAATTATACGGTGCATACGTTGAGAACGTGAACTACAACTCATTGGCATACAATACATCAGAACCGGCAACTATCACGTTGTCAGTAAGGTACGACAACGCAATCCAAACACCAACAGGTACTGGAATTGGTACAGCAGTAGCAAGAACAGTTGGTACTTTAAGTACAGGTGGTGGTGCGTAATTTTCGTTAACAATTATAACAGAAAGAGCGTCTTTATAGGCGCTTTTTTTGTGGCTATAAATAACACGTATGCCAAAAATAAATGATTTCCTAAAAGGGTTCCAAGACGGCCTTCCGGGCATGAAAGACTATCGTCATGCTTCTAGACTTTACATAGACGACAACTACAAGTTGATGCCAAAGCAGAAGTTTCTGTTCCACGTGGTATTCAATACCGATGAAACATTGTTTTTTGATGGATTTAGTGCCAATGAAAGATATCAACTTAACATGTTAGTCAAATCAGCAGAACTACCAAGGTATGGAACCAACCTCGAGGAAAAGATACAATACAATAAAAAAATGTATACGGCAACTAGAATTCAGTATGAGCCTGTGAACATCACCTTTCATGACGACCATGCCGACACAGTAAATGCCTTTTGGAAAAAATATTATGAATATAATTTTGCCGACTCGGTTTCTTTTAATTCAGATCAACAAATCTCAGAGACCAAGGATGATTATTATAATACCGGAAATAGAGCCACAAACAAATTCGGAATGGACACACCTAAGAAAAGACAAAAACCGTACCTAAAAGGTGTGGAAATATTTGTGTTACACAAACAGAGATTCACATCAATGACTTTGGTTAATCCAGTGATCGGTTCGTTCGCACATGATACTGTAGACGCGACGGACGGTACCGGCGTCATGTCCAATGCCATGCAACTTTTTTACGAAACAGTGGTGTACAAATCGGGGATCATTAATGTCAACAATGTCCCCGGTTTTGCCACAATAAATTATGACAAAGAACCTTCACCCTTGACTGTGTTAGGTGGTGGAACGAATTCAATATTTGGTCCAGGCGGAGTGATAGATGGCGTGGGATCCGTCATAAGGAATGTGCAGTCAGGAAATATTTTAGGTGCTATTTTGTCAGCATCAAACACATACAACAATGCCAAAAAAATTAAAAAATCAGATGTTAAAGAAGAATTGAAAGGCATAGCCAAAAAAGGTGTTTTAGAAGTTGGTAAACAAGTTGGCACTACAAGTCCAGTTGGCCAATTTGCCATAGGAGCCGCAATTGCAACAGGACTGACTTTAGGAAACAAAAAAGGAACCAACGACAATACAAACAAAAGCAATTTACGAGTGTTGTCTAATCCGGGATTGAATACACAATTATATCTAACAGCGGACGAAAGTTATAAATTAATAACCAACGATAGTGTGCTCAAAGATGAGATTGCATCAGGGATCTATTACAAAGATATCGGTTCGAGAAAAAATTTGAGTGTGGCAGAATCAGATGTGGAATACGAAAATGCAACAGCGACGACTAAAACAGTGTACAGAAACAAAGCAATTACCGACATTCGAAAATTAGTCACAGAAGGATATATTAGAATAGAACGTTCTTCACAAAACGTAAGCATAGTCACAGAAAGGAAAAGTTTATAATGGCCGAATTTTACACAAATCTACCACCTAAAGACAAAGATGAATTACAAAAAACAATTGACAAATTGACAACAACGAATTACGAACAACAATATCAATTTAATGCAGGCGAATATGATGCCGTGATTGCTTTCTTCGTAAAAAGAGGATTCAAAAGAGAAGCGGCTGAATCCACAGCATACGTGATAATGGCACAGGCTAAGATCGACAATGTGAAGCCGCAAGAGTTAATAGACAAACTGACTTATACCTCTCCGGCACAACTGTCAGAAATAATAACAATCATACTTAATGCTAACAGATACAAGTCTAGTAGATTGGGTGTGAGACAAGCACTCGCTACCAAAGACACAGTATCTAGAAATATTCTAGACTAATGTTACCAAGATTCGCCAGAGGAAAATTTTATCCAAAGAACCAAGAAAAATATGTGGGACTGAAAACACCAACATACAGGTCAAGTTGGGAACAAGCATTTATGAGGTTGTGTGATGAACATCCAAACGTGGCCAAATGGGCCAGCGAATCAATTAAGATCCCTTATCGGCATCCTCTGACAGGCAAGCACACAGTATATGTGCCGGATTTTTTTATTGTGTATGTTGACAAGAACGGTACTAAACATGCCGAACTGATTGAGGTCAAACCTAAGGCACAAACTAATCTTCAAGATGCCGGTAAGAGCCAAGGCAAAAAAAAACAGGTAGTAATTAATATGGCAAAGTGGGAGGCCGCTAACGCATACGCCAGACAGAACAGGATAAAATTTAGAGTGATATCAGAAGAACAACTGTTTCATCAAGGCACACGTAAGTAAATAAAACAAATGACAAAGAAACTAGAGGAAATTTTAAATTTACCAAATGTAAAAGAAGCGTTCGCACAGGTGGATGCCAAGGATAAAGATAAGGAAGACAAGGCAAACAGCAAAAGCAAAAATCTAGATCCTCAAACACAGAAAAATCTAGAAAAAAGTTATGCTGAATTTGACAAGATAGCGGCCGCATTACCACAAGTAAAAGGTCTGGGAGAACTGTCCGATCTGGAA